AGTAGCAAAAGAACTTGTAAAGATTGAGATAGAACGTAGAAACCTTGAATTTATGGAGAACGCATAATGGGACCACTGATACAAATAACTATTTTTTCTTTGATTCTGTTACTAAGCCCTAAAATTTTATTTTTAGCATTTGGCTTATTAGCATATTCATTCTTTTATTAATGGCCTCTTGGGTAGACAAAAGAATCGCTGCTATCAATCGTAAGATTTGGAAAAGCGGCAACAAACGAGCAGCAACAGAGGGTTACATTTGTGAAATGGATCGTCTGTATAAGACAACCTGTAAAAATAAGAAGGAGTATAAAAAATGGATATCACAAAATGGAAATCAGTAGCAGTTGATATTGAGACATTTACAATTGTGAAAGCCTTGGGTAAACACGGATTTAGAGGCCCAGGAGCTATGATAGCCAAATTAGTTGATTCCGAGCTTAAGAAAGTAGCCAAGAAGCAAGGGGTAAGCCCTGACGCATTTAGAGCTAAATTATTAGCCGAAGGAAAGACATTAACAAAAGCTAAAAAATAATACTTGCACTTAACCCTATAAGTCTATATTGCTTATAGGGTATTCCTCAACCTAATGAAAAGAAGGGGTTTCAAATCTTCTTATTATCACAGAATAACGGACACAATTTTTTATTAACTAATAGGAGATTGTTTTGGCAGAGAAAAAATTACCTGATACTGGTAAGATCGATAATGTACTCGATAAACTTGTAATGTTATGTCCTAATAAGCGTACTTACGATGAAATTACCTCTGTTATGTTCCAATTATATTGTGGAAATGATTTTGGTTTGGGGAGTGCTAGTTTATCCTTAATTGATAAAATAGAAAATAACTGGAGAATAGGACGAAAACGAATCGCGAAGACTCGAGGGTTGTCCTTAGTTAAAAATGTATAGTAGCCAGCTTCCACATCCATATCTTTCCTTAGCTGGTTGCTATGCAGATGTTATTTGACGAATTTTTAAATATCAAATCAGTTGAAAAAATGAACGGCCTAGAAAAGACTAGGTTTATGAACGACCTCCTCCTTGAATATAAGGATACAGAGAACTCTCACCATATGAGGTTGTTTTATTATGATTTGCTCACCGCACTTATTAAAAATCATGGGCACTAATCTTGCTACAGAATTTGTAAGAGAACCGAAGATCCCTGATCAGCGATTATACCAGGCGGTAATTATACAAGCTTTTGAAGATTGTTTATATACCCTAGGTGGTAAACAAGAGGCTTATTATAAGAAAGATGCCCACGAATGGTTCTTAAATAAATCCCCTGATTTTGAAAAAATATGCTATATGGCAGGGCTAGAACCTGATATGGTTCATCGAAGGTATAAAAGATGTTTAGAAGAAAAGATTATAGTTTTTACAGAAGTACAAAGATATTGGATTGAATATAAAAATGAGTATAAGAACTATAGAGCTGCAGACTCTAAAGAAGAACGTAGATCTGTTAAAAAGAGGATTGATATGATTCGTGATCGATTGGGGTTAAAATGAGGGTGTTGTGCTTAATTGTGGTATGTGTGGTACTTGTGGGATGTAGCTCTAATGGTAAAGTAAAATTTAATCCCATTACTTCTATAGTAAGGGTAGTTACAGGTATTGGTAAATGAAACCCATAATGATAACATTATTGTATTTGACTACCTTTGGTGAAATTAAACTTGATACATTTGAAATCAACGAATCATGTAGTGCATGGTTTCATTCGAATGTAAAAGTGCATGAGAGAAAACAACGTAAGTTGTTTAGTAATCTTTACTATCATACTTACAAGGATAAACAGGTAGTTGGTTATATATGCGGTGGCGATGAGCCTAGTTAGAGTAAGAAGTGAACTACAATAAATATCAGTATTACTGCTGCAGTTGCTAAATTAAAAAAATCTATATCATTCACGGTGGTCTCCTTGATTTTAAAGCTACCCTTGAAAGTTTGCGAGGGAAGTTTTCATTTGAATAGCCCATACATAATTTATACCACAGAATACCGGACACCGGAAACAAAAAAACCCTGGTTGAGGCTACCCAACCAGGGCGAAAGGTATAACAATGACTTTTTACGTTAAAGAAAAAAAGGTACCTAGGGAATAGATACGATTAATCTATTGTTATGTGATATTTATACAACATTATTACAATTTTATCTATATAGATTATTACACCAGAATAATTTTATTTATTAATCGACCCAGATGAGGTGGGTCTGATGGGTCTGTTGACGATTATGTAGATATACCAACGGTTATAGGTCAATCTATGGTGTCCCCCTAGGTGTCCCCTTGGTGTCCCTTAGACCCACCACCTGTCTTATGGAAGGGCAAAATGTTGGTAAGGGTAGTGTTTCTATTACTTCTAAAAATCTATATAATAAAAAACTATGAAACCCAAAAAAATGTTAGCTGGTGGTCTATTGAAAGAAGGCATTAAAATAGTATTGAGAGATCCTGGATCAAAAAAAGGTTTAAAAGTATTTCGTAAGACACTTAAAGCTGAAGGTCTACCCAAATCGGAAGTCAACAAAGGTGTGGCTATGGGGATTAAACATTATTTAAAAGCAATTGAAAATAAAATCAAAAGCGGTAAGTCTAGTCCTAGCCCTGTTTTGAATATGGCAGGACTTAAAATTATGGGTTCAGCAAAAAAAGCAATAGACGCATATATAACAAAACAAAATAAAAATGTAGGTTTAACAAAAGCTGCAATAAAAGAGGGAAGGAAAGCTACTAAACATTTCAAAGGTGGATTGATGGTTAAACCAAAATTAGCTCAAAAAGGTTATTAATTATGAAATCAAGAAAATATCTACGCGGTGGCTTAATTAAGGGACTTGGTGGTAAAGCAATCAAATCATTTGTTGGATCAGATCTATATAAAAAGCTTAGAAGTAAAATGATTGATAGAGTAAATAAGTTGTATGCTACTGCAAATGAGAAAAAATCAGGCAGAAGAGAATTCTTAAAAAACCTAAAAAAATTAGATGTAAAAAATCAAAAAGCAAATATCATCAGGAAAGCTTTGTCTATTACTGAAGGACCGGTAAAAGATTTACCAAGAAATATGAAAATTAGTCTAAAATTAGGCGCAAGAAACACAAGAAAATATCAAAAAAGATTACAAGAGATTGGAGCTGCTTATATGACAAAAGGTGTTCGAGATTTTGTAAAGAAAAAGAAGCCGAACTAATGCCAGGCCTAAAGAAAAAAGAGTTGAGAACTGAAAAGGATTTGACCATAAAACAAAAGATGTTTGTTGACATCTTAGTTGGTAATTGGGGTGAGATTACTAAGTCCGATGCTTTGAGACAGGCAAAATACGAATGTAAAAACGATAATGATTATTCTGTTATTGCAAGTAGATTAACTAATAGAAAGTTAAACCCTCACATATGTAAATATCTTGATAAAAAATTAGAAGAGATATCAGCGAAGTATGAGAGAAACAAGATACGAAGATATAGAAGATTAGAAAGATTTGCCGATATGGCTGCAGATAATAAACAATACTCAGCAGCAGTAAACGCAGAATACAGATCAGGTCAGCTTGCTGGTTTGTATATTGATAAGAAAGAAGTAAAAGTATCTGGTTTGGAGGGGATGTCACGTGCAGAACTCGAAAAGAAACTACAAGAGTTATCGACGAAGATCGATGGCTACAATGCCAAAACGATCGAAGTTGAGTCTGAGACAAAGGCAATTACTGAAAAGCCTTAGTTGGGAGAACTTCATTACTGTCTTCAATGAGGTTCATAACTCAGAACTTAAATTAAAATTAGGTCAAGTACATGTCAAGACGAAGAAAAAAATCTAAATATAAACATGCCGTCGTCGGTAAGAAAAAGTATTATTTTTATAAAATTAGGTGGATTGATATTACTGGGGACGCTGGGCATAAGACTGAAGATGAGATGAAGAAGTTGGAATGTTGCACTTTGGTTTCACAAGGATACATACATAACATTGATAGAAAGAAGAAGACCTTGACTACATTTGCCTCTTATGATGAGAAAGAACCTGTCTTTAGTGATACAAACATCTTTCCTCTTGGGTGTATTTTGAGCAAAGAAAGAATCAAAAACTGACTTAATTTATGGCAGTCAAGAAGCGTGAATCAAGACTATCACAATTGATTCAAAAGAACTGTAAAAACATACATTTTACTCGCATAGAATCTAAAACAATTAATGGTATACCTGATCTGAATTGTTGTGCTGAAGGCGTAGAATTTTGGATGGAATTAAAATCAGACAAAGTCAAGTATCCTAAGCTTTCTAAATGGCAAATAAGTTGGATCAACAAACGAATTAAGAATGGTGGAGTTGTTATCATCTGCAATCAGACCCTCTTGGACAGACGCTTAGAACTATACAGACCGGTGTCCGTGTTTACAGATCCTCGTTCCCTCGTCCCGTCGTCGTCGTTCTCGTTTCCATACGACTGGCCATCCTTCCGGAGACAGCTTCTGGCTCTGGCCAGGCAGCGTCTCCCTGTAGCTCGTTCTCGTTCCTAGTTGTCGTTCTCGTTTCTCGTTGACAACGAACAGGGATCCGCGGTAGCAGCGGGTACCAGACCCAGTCCTGTTCAGGATGTCGTCTCGTTTTACAAAAAGCATTGAGTTTGTTTGTTTTTAAGAAGTTGCCAGCTGGCGCCAGGAGAAGCTGTAGCCGTCGTTTCGTACAGAAAGGTAGAACTTACTTGGTTTATTGAAGCCTGAAGCTGTGCCTGCTGCCAGGAGAAGTTCCTGAACTTTTTTATTGACAGCTATCCCATCTTATCCTAAGTTGCAAATAACAAAGGAAGGTTATGACAAAAAAAGAAAATGAAGAGAACATACTTTACTCCTGTAGAGACTGCGGAGATAAAGTTTATTTTAAAATCAAAGAGCTTGAATTGAAGGACCGTGATCACGTGTACGTTCGTTTTAAACGAGGCAACATCGTGGAGAAGATGTGGGTTCGCATTCGCAGCGGGAACCAAAAGGTCGGCAGCGGAGAACTAGTAAACGTACCGTCGTTACTAGACGACCATCTACAGTTCAAAGATCCTATTAACTACAGCACAGGTGACGATGGCATTACACGGGAGGTACAGGATGCGTAAAGGCAATGTACATAAAAAACTTCGGAACAAGAAGATAACCATGGTGGTAGATAACATATCGGCCGGACAGCTTCATGCGCTGCGTCTCGAGCTTAGAATCCTTTCTCGTCCTTGGGAGAAACAAGGAGTCAAGATCCGGCAGCTGGGTAGAGCTTCTGGCCAGGAGAAGCTGGTCGTATGATGTCGCTCGTTTTCGTGGCAATCATTGCGTGGTTGTTATTTCCACAACTGACTGGGGCTCTGGCACTGCTGGTGATAGTTTTGCTGTTTTCAGGTATTAATTTTTTAAGTTGACTTATTTATGGGATATGATAAGACGATAGATAACAAAGGAGAACTATGGGACTAGATCAATATGC